TCCCGCAAATCCATTTGGGTTTGTGCCATCAGTAAAATCTAAGTCTCGCACCGCAGAAGTAGAAGTAACAGTAAAGTTACCTGTTCCCGCAATAACCCTAAACGAAACGCTATTTGCTTCCGTACTGGCGGCAGGGGTAATTGTTCTTGCTGTTGCGCTTGAATTAGTGCAAATAATTTGTGGCGTGCCTGTTACTGTGGTTGTTGTTGAACCTGTAAAAATTGTGCCTGTACCACTTAAAGAAATTGTGTTTGTACCAAAAGCCAATGTGTGAGCAACAGCGGCACAAGTCATTAAACCTGTGGTTATATTAAAACCATTTAAATCAAGTGTTCCGCTGCTGACTGTCAATGTATTTGCTGATGCAATTACCATTGATGAAGTTAATCGATAAGTAGTTGTCGTTACTGCACCAACACCAATACTTACAGTAAATGGAATTGTTAAATTATTTGCATTATTAAATCTAATTGTTTGGGTGCTTACTAGCGTTGACCTAAAAGTTGCACCGCCAGTACCAGTAATAGAAGTTGTACCGCCAATATCAAAATTGCCATAGAAAACAGGCGTAGCATTAAAAGTTGCTGTGCCAGTAAAACCTGTTAAATCAAAATCTTTAAATGAACCGCTTGTTGTTCCAATATTAATAATATCTGAACCCGCAGTTACTTTTAAAGTAATTGCATTGGCTTCGCCTAAGTTGGCTAAAGTAATAGTTCTAGTACCTACTGAGCCGCTGTAATTTGCTTCAACTAAAGTTGTTCCTGTAACAGTAATTGCTGAACTGTTTGTAGCAAATACTGTTCCGCCACTTCCAGTTACAAGAATTCTTCCTGATGTACCAAAGGCAATAGTTCTTGCCGCGCTTCCACTACCAGTCGTAAAAAACAAAACACTTAAAGTGTTATTGTTTAAATCTAGCGTCCCATTGATATGGGAAAAAGAACTACCGCCACTCAAAGTTTGCGTGAATGAATCAAGCAGTCTTACTGTGCCACTAACACTATAAACACCAAATGTGTTTAACGGTATAACAGCACCACTTGTTGTGACATTGATGGTTTTATTAAAGCCGTAAAAGTTAAATGAACCTGTATTTGCCGCATTAACAGTAAATGTTATTGCACTAGAAAAAGTAATATCACCAAACAATCTTAAATCGGCATTGCCTACATCAAAAGTCGCGGGTAATGTTCTTGCTGAACAATTCCAAGTGCCAATAAACCAACTAGTAGTAACTGCACAAGTTGCGCCAGATGCAAGACCCGCATCATCAATTACAGCCGTATCTTGTGCTAATGGAAAATTATTAACATTTGGCGTTCCACCAGAAGAAGTTGCCCAGACGGTGCTGTTCCATGCTGTAAGCGCTGCGCTTGCAAAGTAGACAGTTTTTGGCGCAGGGAAAGTAATGTTTGAATTGTTTAAACCATCGCCAAGCCTAGTACCTGACCAAGTACCCGATGCCCCTGCGGCCACAATATCTTTAAAGTCGCAATCAGTTAATGTTGCAATTGTCGCAACAGTAAATGTAACTTGTGTTCCGGGGGTCGCGCTTCCTATTTGAATTCTTCTTACTGGCGTGTTTGCCGTGCCTAATGTAAGTGTTCCATTAACAGTTTGATTTCCAGTAAAAATTAAATACTTAACCGCTGATGAGGGAGTTGTAATAGAAAAATTATTGTATGTATTACTTCCAGTTAATGATATGGCGGTACTTTGTGTAGTCGAATTAAAACTTACATTGTAAAAAGTTAAACCTGTTGCTGTAACAGCGGGTGATGCATTACTAAGTGTAACTGTAGAAGTACCCGCAGTAAATGTCAGGTTCGTTGTTGTCGCCATTGATATGGCGGCTGTTCCTGATAATGATACTGAACTTGCATTTAAATTGATTGTTCTAGTGTTTGTATTAGAAGAATTTAATCCACCAACTGACAAATTGTAATTAGATGCAGAAGTAGAGAATGTGCCGTTTGTAATAGTCAAATTCCTAGTGGAATTTAAAGTAAGTGCGCTACCTAAAGTCAAACTTCCACCAACACCATCAACAGTAATGTTAGTCAAAGTTAATGTTACGCCGTTAGTGGTAATTGTTTTTGCTGTGGTCGCTCTGAAAGTTATAAGACTTCCAGATGCTGATGACCAAGTAAGATTGCTTGCGGGTAACGACATTGAACCGTAAACATCCAATGTAGTATTCGTGACTGATGTTGTAACAGTCATCGCCCCGTCTAAACCGGATGCGGTAAAGTCTAAGCAAGTGGCCGCAGTAAAGGTTACGGTAAAAGCAGATGTGCCAACATTAGAGTTGGCATCAAAGAATACGCTATCAGCAGAAGTTGGTGCAGATGCGCCGCTTGCACCACCAGAAGATGCCGACCAATTCGCAGTAGAACTTGCATCCCAAGTCCCTGTGCCACCGACCCAATAACGATTGGCCATTTACGCCCCCTGTTCGGGTTCAGCAGTAATAACCGCAATCCAATTATTGAATCGTTGTTGCTTCAGTGCCTCGATTTCTTCCGCAGTCAACGTGTGGTCATCTGGCAAATAGATTGCATCAGTCAACGTGTACTGACCGTCCGAAATCTCAAAGTCAATTTTTACCATGATCTAGCCTGTTTTGCAATTACGCAGGCCTAATCAACCTGCCAAACTGAGCGTGTATGTGATGTTCAGCGTGTCGCCAGAAACAACTGTGCGGTCGCCGGGAGATTGGAAGTCAGCAGCAGAGAACAGAGTGCCGGTTGATCCGCCCTTTGTACTATTACTAATCAAGAACGCACCGCCAACAGTGGCTGTTGCATTGATGTTAAACGCTGCGGCTGAAGCAGAGTTTGTGGCCACAGAAGGGTTTGCCGTTGTAGCAGTGGCAAAAGAACATGTTGGACGGACAGCGTTGCTGTACGGTGTAATCTCAGTCCAACCCGCATGTGAAGCAGCGGTGTCGCCAGCGGCAGGAGTATTAGATGCGCCAGCGCCATACAAACCTAAATACCAAGTTGTGATTTGCGTAACAGATGTCAGTGCTGTGCCGCACATATACTGCAAACCAGTGTTGACCACCAAGTTTTGCTCCGTTGCAGTCCACTTGACTTTACCATCAGCGCCAACGCACTCCATAGTGAAACGGCCAATAGCCATTGCAGACTCGCCTGAATGTGTTCCGCAGACCAGACCGGCCAATACTATATCTTTGCTTGTAACTTTTTCGTGTGACATAAAAACCTTTAATTAGAACTGCGAATTAACGCTGTGGTTGAAGTGTTGTCAGGCATCGTAATTGTAAAGTTGGAAGATGTTTTATCACTTCCAAAATCCAACACAGCTATGGATGCATTACTTTTACTTGAGTTGTAAATTAATGCGCACCGTGCCGTAATTGTGCCAGTCCATGAGATATTTGGAAAGCCAATATACGCTGTATTATCAGATGTGGAGGACGAAACAGTTATTGGCGTTAGGATCGCTCCACCCGCGGAGTATGGTGACGCTCCCGTTGTTGCTGATACTTCGTTGGAAGACGAATACACCGTGGTATCCGCATTCATATTGGCGTTCGCCGTGTACAAGGCAATCTTGATAACGTCTGTGGTAAGCGCATGTATACCTTGGTATAACTGCGCCTTGAAACTTGTGGTCTGCGTTTGTACAATGCTCATGATACTTGTATCCTAGTTTGTCCATCTCTGTACGCATCCATGCGTTGTTTGCCATCACCCAAGTTTTTAAGCAATGCAATAGCTTGAACATACCGATCTTGGTACATCTTGTACATACCGTCATCCATACCGCTTTTCATATAAACCCCAGCCTCGCACAGAGTTCCGTACAGCAGAGCAGAATCAAAATTATCACCCAACCATGTAGTGTTGGTAACAACAATAGATTCAGGAATGTAAAAGTAATGCAGTTCTACACCGTAAGCCGCATCGGGAGTGGGGCCAACCATAAACGTCAATTCATTAGAATCCGTTGTAGACGGGCCAAAGATTGCGTAATGCTTTGGCATGCCACGCTGTGATGAAGCTGTGCTTGGGTATGCTTCACGAATAAAGTTTACGTCTTTATTGAGCAAAAAAGTGTATGTTCCATCACTGATTACAGCCAAGGAATATGTTGACAAAAAATCGCCGGGGCATGACAAGTATGGATTACCCAAAGACAAGACACCAGTCTGATTTTTACGAAGACTGGCTAACTGCACTGTATTGTAAATACGTTGCTCTGCCTGCTTGATCATTGTGTTCATGTCCGTTACGGAGAACGTATTTTCACAATAATCGGATACAGCTGTTACCAGCTGAGCATATGTCATTGCCATGAGTTAATCCTCAAGCCATTGGGCCGCGAGCCATTAAACCTTTAGTGGCCGCGCCATTACCGCGAACTTTGATGCCATCAGTTTTTGTTGGCTCACCACCAGCAGACTTGCTAATAGCACCAACGCTCACATCATAGGTATCTAGCTTACTGCGATTAGGTTCTTTGCCGGGGTTAGTGGAGGCGCTAACAGCCTTGCCAAACATTGTGTGTGGCTTGGCATAAACTTTGGCATCGCCAACTTCTTTGCCCATCATTTTTTTGCTAAATGTAGCCATGATTAGCCTCGCTTCTGATTGTTAGCGCGAGCCATGTTGCGACCAACTTTACGCATTTCCATTCCGGTAACGCCAGAAGTTTTCTTTCCACCCATAATTTCTTTTTGGGTGGGGCCGCTATTGCCCAAATTTTTGCCTTCAGTTTTGCCTTTTTTCGCAATACCATCAGCTGCTCTTGTATATGCCATGTTTAAACTCCTTACGATATAGTTACTGTACCAACAATTGCCCGAGAAACCAAGTAGTTTGGCGTTAGAACTGTATCAAAATTTCTTGCCCCACCTACAGGATACCAGCCCCACTGAATGTCACGAGAACCACCAGATGGATTACCGTTAACATTATTCCCTGAAGTGACATACGTTGTATCCCGCCTTGGATTACGTAATGCCTGTGGGTCTTCAACTGGGAATGTGCCAAGCATTAGCTGCGGTTGGTCTGGATCCCAGCACTCAGGACAAACAAGCAGTTCATACTTACGTTGCTTAATGATCTCAGTCTTAAGCTTTTTAAGTTTAAACTGCTGCCCACAACGATCGCACTCGGCAATCGCCCGTATGCCGCTTGCAAATCTGTTTCCCATTATGTTCCACTACCAATAAACATTGGGCGAGGAACAAACCTTTGAGAGGCTTTTTCCCGGTCTTCAGTAGATGCCAACTCCCAAGCTTCGTCATATTGCTGTTTAAGCATGGGCAAACGTTCCATGCCGTTAGGAAGCTTTAGTGCCAAATGGTACGCAAGTCCAGCAACCATCACGGGATAAAAACGGAATGGCATATCCATTGTATTTGTACCAGTGCCTGCGTCTTGCATGCGGCGTAAACGCCAGTATACAAATATGTACGATTGTGTATCATCAGGAACAGGCCAAACCGTAATGTTGGGGTTGGTTACCCCTCGCTGAACCCAAACTTGAATAGGGCGGGCTTGTTGCAGCTTATTTGGAATGGTGGCGTAAGTAGAAACACTAATACGCGAGATGGTTAAGTCAGCTTGAGTAGAGGCGCTACCAGAACCTGTACGGATAACATGCTCCAATAAGTCTACGGTATCCGTCGGGAGTGCATATGTAGCTGTGCCTGCAACCAAGTTAATTGTTCCTTGGTCATAGGTAAACATGTTTAAACCTTTATTTGCCCATTCGGCAAACATTAGATTTAAAGATCGTCTTGCGGTGCGTAAGTCATATCCCGTGCGCAACTCTGAACCAGCACGCTCAAACGCCTCCTCAACAATTTCTGTGAGATCTGGGTTAAATGTGGTGGTTCCAGAAGTTGTCATTTTTTGGACGCTCTCATGTTATCTACTAAGTTTGGATATGGGCGGCCTGCGGCTTTTGCCATTGCCTTGGCTTTAGTCTTCTTAGCCGACGATAGTTTCTTAGGTTTGCCAAGGCTTTCTGGACGGGGCTTGTCCCATACTTCACCACCTTCGGCAAAGTTATGAGTTAATCGAACGCCACCTCCGGGAATCGCAGCACCACGGTTGCCAATTTTGGTGTCCAAGTAAGCCTGCAAAGAAGTATTTGGGCCTAATTGCTTTTCAGCAGTTAAACGCCCAGCCAGTTCTTTTAAACCTTTAGACAAGCGTAACCGTGGACTTTGAACACCAAACTTAACATCGTCTTGTTTAAACGATCCGGCTGGCTGTTCTTGGGCTGGTTGTTCTTGTTCAGAAACTTGACCGCCTTCCTCAAATTGAGTGAAGTCAGTGTCATCTCGGCGAACCTTACGGCTCCCCTTGGGCATCTTGCTTGGGAGAACGGCCCCCATTCCCCGGCTGGCCATCATTTTTTGTACATCCCGCCGCCGCACATGGCGATCATTGTGCCTTTGGTTTTACCTTTGGTAGCAATGCCATCTGCGCGTTTAGACGCAGAACCAACCTTGCCGCCCTTGGCGTAGCCCATGGCTTTGATCTTGGCACGGTCTTTGGCATCCTTCATTTCTTGGATTGCCTCACGTTGTGCAGGAGTACGTTTTGCGTCCTCCATCTCAGCCACAGTAGCCGGGTTAACAAAGCCACGACCTGCGCCAGCTTCGCTCTTGCCCATTAATTTATCAAGAATGCCCATGATTTTTCCTTAGCAGATCTTGCAACGGGTTTTGCCTTTAGAGGCAATACCATCAGCACGGCGTGAAGCAGAACTTACAGAACCACCGCCGCTCAATTTCACACCGCTACGGCCAGATGGGGCGTAAGTGGAGTTCTTTTTGTAACCGCTTGGCTCACCTTTCTCTTTGTCTTTGCCGGGGTTACGGCCAGAAGGCGCAGATGTTGCATTCTTTTTAAAAGTACTCTTAGGAGTCTCTTCAACTTTAGCCTTGGGTTTGGCAAAGTTGTTGATGTCGTAAGCGTTGAATGTGCTTGAGTCAGCGACTGGCTTTTGCTTCATGATTGAAGTCGTGGACACTGGCTTTTCAGACTCAACTTTTGTAGGCTCAGTCTTAGTAACAGTTGTCTTGGAAACAGATTCTGTCTTCGCAGGAGCAACAGGCTTTGAAACTGTTGAGGTCATTGGCTTAGAAGGACGAACAGTCTCTGATGTGCCGGGAGCGCCACGCTCTGGGCCAGAATATGTTTCGCTTGTGCCAGCAGAACCACGGCCAGTGCTTGAGCCGTAGTCAGAATACATGTCATCTGACAAAGAACGTTCTATTGGGCGTGGCTTCATGGAAGGACGAGCAACAGGCATAGGTGCTGTTTCTTCCTGTTTGGCAGGGGCTTCTGAGCGTCCACGACCAGCACCGAAGCGTTTGTATGCTTCAGACGTTGGATCGTCAATATTGCCCATGCGCAAACGCTGGAAGAAACCTACATCTTCACCAGCAGAAGCTTTGAGGCCTTTTTCTTTGTCGGCGACTTCGCCGCCTTCATCGTAACGTTTAAATTTCATTGACTTTTTCATGGCTGTTCCTTAGCAGGCGTAACCGCCTTTGTTCATTTTGATCTGCGTGGCTTTGGTCTTGCCTTGTGAAGCAATGCCGTCTGCCGCACGGGTGTACCCGCCGGAAGCCAATTTAGTTTTGGGTTGCCCTTTGTGCAAATGGGCTTCGTGTTTGTTCACGGCCTTTTGCATCATGGCTTTGTCCATCTTTACGTCTTCGTGCTTCATATCGCCACCCTTTGAGAATTTACGGCCTTTGTCAGCCGCTGAAAAATCTTTACCCACTGACATGGGTACGCCTGCTTTCTTGGCAAACGCTGGATTATGTGCCACCGCCTCCATGAAATTGTGTTGTTTTTTAGAACTACTCGGCATCTTTTTTCCTCCGGATTATTTCAGAAAATGGTTTACCAGCGATCATTTCAGCAATACGCATCACTGTCCAGATTGCACCAATAAGACCAAATATTGGGGTAAACATTTCCAAGAAAGATCCTATGGTTGCAAACACCGAAATAACATCCAGTGCGTTTTTGGCCGTATCTGAGTTAGTAGTCATATCAACACTTCCATCTTGCAAGAGAGGCCGCTTTGCGGGTGGGTTTACCGTTTTCATCTTTCATGGGGCCGGGCATTCCCGACATCCGAGCGCAAAATGATTTCTTGCGTGGGCCGCCTTCTGGCTGTGGTGCTTTTAAGTTACTGCCTGTTGCGGCGTTGTACTTAGCACGACCTTTAGCCGTTAAGCCTGCGCCCTTAGAGACAGGTAGCTTTTCGCCACGACCAATGGCCAGTGATGGGCCTTTTTTCTTTGCAGTTGTTTTAGCCATTTACAACTTTCAGTTTGGATTGATGGATGTTTTCTAACAACGGCATAACAACTTCCTCACGGAAGTTACGTTCAAACGTTTCTTGTCCAACATGAGGCAAGCTGATATCCACATCAATATGGACTTTAAATCCCATTTTAGTCGCACGGTCGCAGAACAAGTAGTCTTCTCCCACATACTGACCATTGACAATGTTGAAATCAAAGACGGCGCTCATGTATTCGCCCTTGCCTTTGTTCTCATATGTCCATTCAGGGTTTTCTGCGATCATCTTCTCGATGACATGGCGCTGAATTAACATAAACCCTGTTGGCGCTCTCTCTACACGCATTAAAGAGCCTTCAAACTCCAGATCGCCGTTTGCATCGAAATACAAGTCAGCAAAGAAGTTCTTATCTTTAGCTCTGCGTGGATAAGCACCGGTTGTGATGTCTTTGTCTCCGCTCTGGGCCATTAATCTTAGGATGTCATCAGGCGTAACAATTACATCGGAATCTATAAACAACATCTCTGTTGCGTCTGTCTTTAAAAACTCATGCACCAAAGCATTACGGGCCATGGTGATGATTGAGCAATTAGACAGATCTGACAAAATCACAGACACACCAAGACTCATTGCTTTAGGCATTAACTGCGCTATAGCGAATGCGGTCTTGATGTTTAGCTTCCCATCATATGCAGGGATACCAATGAATAAGGTACGCCCTGCCAGAGTTGCTTTTTTTGTCTCAGCCATAAAACACCGTTGCGGCAATATTTGCAGGAGTGCCAACAAAAATACCATTAATTGCAAGGATGCCTTCGCCGGGCACAATAATGTTGACTGGGACGCTATTTGTAATATCAACTTCCATTAATGTCTGGGCGTAAATAGTCACATTGCCAGATGTAGTTAAAGAAGCTGTCGTTACAGTAAATGCCGTAGTTGTGGTCACAGTTACTGTGTAAACATTGTCAGTTGTACCAGCGCCAGACGTAAAGTCTAACCAAACACGATCGCCAGTGGTTAAACCGTGCGCAGTAGATGATGTAACTGTGCAAGTTGTAGATCCGGGAATGTTGTACGTACCGCTGATAGAAATGTTATTGGCAAAAAGCACATTTGCTGGTGTACCAGAAGAAGTGTTAGAAACCACTGCGCCTTTTAAACGTGTACGTTGGCTAATTGACGAAGGCGTACCCGTCATTACGTGGAACGATTTAACGTCTGTTTGCATCATAATTAATCTCCTTGTAAATGGGGGCCGAAACCCCCTAGACTAATTAGTTTTGCTGAGCAGATTGTTGCATTGCGCCATCAGTGTTGCGCACAATGTAAGCAACAATAACAGTCGCAGCACCAGTTGATGAAGAACCGGTAGTAGTAAATGTCAATGCTGCGTCCGTAGCGCCAACGTTTGCTTGTGTAGGTGTGAAACCTGCCGCAAAAGTGATGGGGTATGTACCAGCAGATGTGATTGTCGTAGCGGTAGCTGTATCAACACCAGCAATGCTCACTTTCAGCGTAGTAGCTGAAGCAAACAAAGTAGTTGTCAAGATCTGAACTTCGGTAATAGCAGCGCCAGCGGGGATGAAACCAGCGGAAATGCTACCTGTTGCTACTTGAGCCGCAGTCAGATTGAAAGTTTGAGCAACGATGGTGCAGCCAGTGTTCTGAACTGTGCCAGCAGTAGTGCCTGTAGTGTTTTTGACAGTGCCCAAGAGCCAAGGGCCAAGGTGAGTTGCGAATCCCATGATGTATTCCTTACATACAAGTTAAGTGCATCAATCGGTATGTCGTCTGCCGGGACAGTTTGGTGCACCGGAAAGCCCGGATGCCCATTTATACCACCACGTTTAAACCACTGCAACAATTATTTTGCTGTCATAAAATTTTTATATCAAGATGTTATAAAACAATGGTTTGCCTGTCCCGATTACCAATTTGGTTTAATTGAAATGAATATTCCAACGGCTGAAGACGCAGAACTGTTTGCAAAAAGTGTCAAAAAGTGGCAACAGGTATTAAGCCTTGGGGATTGGCGCATTGAAAAAGGTTTTAAACCAGCCAAATCAGCCATGGCATCTGTGGAATTTAACGATGTTGCAAGGCTTGCAACGTACAGGCTAGGTGACTTTGGATCAGAAAAGATCACTCCAGAAAGCCTAGATAAAACCGCACTTCACGAATTACTTCATATTTTCTTGCACGATCTTATGACGGTAACTCAAGACCCCAAATCCTCCGAAGATGAAATAGAAAAGCAAGAACACAGGGTCATCAATCTGTTAGAAAAATTACTCTCTAAGGACTCTCATGTCATCGACTAATGGTTTAACAGCTTGCACCGATGAAGAATTTATTGACCTTTGGAACAAATATCAGTCTGTTTCAAAAATAGCAAAGATTCTTGGCATTTCGGATAGGTCTGTGAATTACCGCAGACGCAAAATGGAAGAGCGTATAGGCAAAATGCACGCTGTTGACCATAGAAGCAATATGTATGAGGCTAGAAAACAATCGTTTTCACCTTTAAAACAGATTGACCTTGGCATAGAAAACGGCTCAGTCATTGTGTTCTCTGATGCCCACTTCATACCCGGTCAACGCTCTACTGCTTTTAAAGGGCTTCTGTACATGATAGAAACGCTTAAACCCAAGGCGGTGATATGTAACGGGGATGCGTTTGACGGTGCGTCTATAAGCCGACATGATGTGACTGAAATGCCTCAGACTTCTGTTATCCAAGAATTAAAAGCTACGCAAGCTGCGTTGGATGAAATTGAGGAAGTCGCTAAAGCCGCAAGGCATAATGTAAAGCTAATCTTTACATGGGGAAATCATGATGTCAGGTTTGGTAATCGTTTGGCACAACACGCACCACAGTTTAGAGATGTCGTGGGTTTTAAGTTAACAGACCATATCCCAAATTGGGACTTCTGCTGGGCTGTCTGGCCTACTAATAATGTTATTGTTAAGCACCGTTACAAAGGCGGAATTCATGCTACCCACAACAACACTGTTAACGCTGGAGTCTCTATTGTTACTGGGCATCTTCATAGTTTAAAAGTGGCTCCATTCCAAGACCTTCGAGGAAACAGGTTCGGGGTCGATACCGGCACGTTAGCCGAGCCAGATGGCCCTCAGTTCAATTATTCTGAACTTAATCCCTCAAATCACAGGTCAGGCTTTGCAGTTCTGACCTTTTTTAATGGGCAATTGCTTTGGCCTGAGTTAGTCCATAAGTTTGGCGAAAACTTAATTGAGTTCAGGGGTGAGGTTGTTGATGTGAGCGCACTATGAGTTCTTGGCTCATCATTCTTACGGGGGCGATTTATGCCTATATTGCTGGTGAACAGCTTATAAAAGAAAACCCCTACATGGCTATCGTGTACGCAGGGTACAGCTTTAGCAATGTGGGGCTTTATCTACTATCAAAGTAGCTTATAGGCTACTGATTGTCATCAAGGCCGGCTAGGACAACATCTTCATCTTCCGTATCCTCTTCTGCCTCTTCATCTTCAAAATCATCAGGCTCAACTGCTTCATAGTTAACAGCCCAACCATTTTCTTCTTGGAACTCAATGAATTCCTGAATGATTTGTATCTTATCGAAGTCATAGGTTTCAACTGTAATCTTCTCATTTCCAATCCAACCAAATTCCATTTCAAATTTCATGATTTCTCCTTTAGCAACGGATTGTTGCCATGAAATCCTAAAGTACAAATGTGTCGGTAAAAAGACTTAACTACAGTCTTTTTGGAAGACCCCATTAGGCAAAAGAGTACCCCTACGATTCTTAATCTGATCGTATGCAATTTCCATGCAGTCTACCAGATTGAGGTCCTGCAAAGCGCAGTAATTAATAAGGCATACCATGACATCACCAACAGAATCCACAATAGTTTCCTGGTCGTTTTTAATGGTCGCATCGGCTAGTTCTCCCATTTCTGATATGGCTTTGAGCAGCTGAACTTCTGGTGTGCTGTTGGGGATAATCTTGCGAGCTTCTGCCCATCTGATAATCTGTAGTTCGACTTCTGCGTATGACATTTAAGACTCCTTAAAAATTGAGTGTGATTGATGTTTTTTTGATGCTTCTGTGTATGCTTTGTAAGCATCTTCTACATTTTTGTAATATCCAAGATGTATAACTTTTTTTCTTACAGTTATTGCTGCTTGCCATCGTTCATCTCTTTTATGCCAAGTAACACCTTTGAGATCGG